TGCGGAACTACCGCAAAGCATTGCGTGATCTGCCCGAGGGACTAAGAACAGTAGAAGATGTAAACAACGTGGTGTGGCCCGAGGATTAAAACATGGCATTAGAAAGCGCAACATACATTAGTGGGCTGAATTCATCGAATCCCGCTTCAGGGGATGCTGTCAGTTTTGGCGACGACCATATCCGTCTCTGTAAAAGCACTATCCTGGCGAGCTTTCCATCCGTTGACCAGGCAGTACAGTGCATTCACGTTAAAGCGACCGCGCCGACGACAAGTGTTGCCGCTGGACTGCTCTGGTTTGATACCGCATCGAATGTGCTGAAGCTGCGGAACGAAGCAAACAGCGCCTGGGTGACCTTGCCGCTGTCTCCAGAGACATCGTACAAGATCATGGGAAGTACGACGGTTGGATGGACGTTGCCGACAGCTGATGGTACGAGCGGCCAGCTGCTAAAAACAAACGGAGCTGGTGCGCTAAGCTGGACAACAGATTCGGATGTCGGCCGCATTATCGCAACAACAGTAACCGAACAATCTTCTGCAACGATTACCAGAAGCGAGAGCTACGTCGATACGGGATGGTCGATCACGCACAACAAAACATCGGCCACGAGCAATCTCCATGTTTCAATTCATTGCGCACACCATATGTACTCCTCTTGGGGTGATCTCGGATGTTCCAATATGTATGCCTATGCACGACTGGCAAACTCCACCGGCACTCTGATAACGGGTCAAACCGATAACATTCAAATTGCTGACATGCGGGACCAGGTGCCGAGCGGCTGCTCTACGGTTGAGCTTCAAAATAGCTGGTCGTATTTGTGGAAGGTCACAGCGGCGCAGTGTCCAGACGGCACAAGCGGTAACAATGAATTCAAAATTTACTCAAAAGTGAACGACGCAGATGATGGCGGATCAGCGTTTTCGCATGGCGTGATGACAGTGTACGAGGTGAAAGTATGAATACTGTGGTGCTTTCCAATATTCTGGCAAGAATTGCTCCCTCGAATGATGGTTTCTCAATTTACGGTAGCGTAAACAACGAATCAGAATTTGATACTGGAGTAGTCTTTAATGATCCTACTCAGCGTCCTGCTTGGACAGCGGTAAAAGCTGCCGAAACCGACGAGCAGTGGATCGAGGTAAGGGCTTCAAGAAATTTTCGTTTAGCGCAGTCGGACTGGGTGATGAACTCAGACGTGCCGATGCCAGCCGCTAAGCGTACTGAATATGAGGTCTACCGTCAGCAGTTACGGGATATTACTGAGCAAGCCGACCCCTACAGCATCTCCTGGCCGACTGCTCCGTGATAATCCCTATCGAAAATATCGGCGAGCTCGGCATCGTCAAAGATATTCCAGCGTACCAGCTGCCGCCCAATGCCTGGAGCGATGGCAATAATGTGCGCGTCCTCGATAATGCGATAAAGAAGTGTACGGGCTACCAGGAGATTCTTGCGACGTGTCCGATTTCACCGCTGTTCTTAACTCCCCTGCCAAGCGGCAGTGAATATTTCTGGGTTGCTTGCGGTACGGCAAAAGTTTACGTCCATGACGGCAGCTCCTGGACAAACATAACGCGCCAGAGCGGCGGTAGCGACGTCAATTATTCCGCGACTGCGACAGAGAACTGGAGCGCGACGGTAATTGGTGGAGTGTTAATTCTGAACAATGGTATTGATGACCCCCAGGAATGGCCGACTTCTGCGGGAGCTGCGAGTACAGCAACCAAGCTACAAGACCTGACCAATTGGCCGGCAAGTACAACGTGCAAAATAATAAGGGCGTATCGCACGTTTTTGGTTGCGCTGAACGTCACGGAAAGCGGTACTGAATATCCGCGTCTGGTGAAATGGTCGCATGAGGCAGCGACTCATAGCGTACCCAGCTCCTGGAATGAGGCCGCTGCAGACAAGGACGCTGGTGAATATGAACTAGCGCAAGGCAGCGCCGGCGAGATTGTTGACGGCATGACCCTGGGCGATCAGTTTATTGTTTTTAAGGAAGATTCAATCGTCCAGATGTCTTACGTTGGATCACCCTTTATTTTCAGCTTCCGCACCTTGTCGCCAACAATCGGTGCGATCGCGAAAAATTGTGCAGCTGAATTTGATAAAGGAATTTTCTTCTTTGGAAACTCTGATCTGTACCTAATGGACGGTCAAAACATTCATCCACTGCTGCCGAACAAGCTGCGTCGATACTTGTTCGATAACATCGACGGAGATAACTATAACCGTTCATTCGTTGCGGCCGACTACGCCAGAAAGGAAATGCTGGCTTGTTTTCCATCGATCGGGTCAACCTATCCCGATAAGGCAATAATCTGGAATTGGCATAACAATTCTTTTTCTTTGCGCGATCTCCCCGATGTAAGCCACATCGCCTATGGCATCGCAGAGATTACGGGTGGACGCACCTGGGCGACAATTACGGATACCTGGGACACCGCTTCAAGCACCTGGGGAACGCGGTCCTATGACTCGGTTCTCAAAAATCTCGTGATGGTTGATCCAGGTAACACCAAGCTGTACCGCGATGATTACGGAAATACCAAAGACGGCACAAATATGACGTCTTATATAGAACGCACCGGGTTAAGTATCAATTCGCAGGGAGCTCCAGATCAATCGGCAATCAAACACGTAAAAGCCGTTTTTCCCAAGATGGAAGTAAGCGGCGCAAACACAGTTAATGTTTACGTCGGCGCACAAATGAACACCGAGGAGGGCGTAACCTGGGAAGGTCCGTACACCTTTAATCCAGATGAGCAGTCAAAGGTGCCGTGTCGTGTTACGGGGCGTTATTACGGAGTACGCATCGAGTCCGATTCAAACACGGATTGGAAGCTGCACGGCATCGAGTTTGACGTAAACGATTACGGACGTCGCGGATCGTACACGCATAGCTAATGGCGATTCACGCGGATAAGAAGGTCAAATCGGTAACACGGTTTGAGCCTGGTCCGACGCCTATGCTGCCGCCTGATCAGCGCGATCTAGCACAGTACGTCGTGACGGAGCTGCGGCGTCTTTCAAGTATTGTTTTAAACCAGGCGTTATTCCGCCTGGAACCAACACACGTAACACCGGACAACCCAAGGAAGGGAGACATCAGGTATGCCGATGGAACGGACTGGAACCCAGGAAGTACCGGAGAAGGAATCTACTGGTTCGACGGAACCAGCTGGACGAAACTTTAAAGGTTTTTTCGTACCACCTGATAAGGTGGCCGCAATCTGGGCTTATGTACTTCCGCACATTGAGGCCGCAGTAGACCACAGCGAAGGTGAGCTCTTAGCAGAGGACGTTTACGCGCCGCTATGCATGGGCGACATGCAGCTGTGGGTCGTAGTGCAGGACACCGCAATTGTTGCGTCTGTGATTACTGAGATTATTACCTATCCGCGCAAGCGGATTTTGCGGGTGTTATCGCTCGGTGGGCGCGGCCTGAAAAAGTGGTACTACCTGTTCAAAGAGATTGAACAATTCGCGCTGAACCAGGGGTGTGACTCAGTAGAAGCGTGGGCAAGAAAAGGTTTTGAAAAAATGTTACCTGATTGGAAATCTAGCTACCAAGTTCTAACGAAAGAACTGAGGGAAGAAAAATGAGTTTTGGCGGAAACAAAAACGCAGCGTACAACCGTAATTTGCGTAATTACATGAAGAATGTTCCTGACTCTAAGTTTGAGTCTTACGTAAATTCACGCGGTGATCTTGCCAATGCATGGCGCATGATTGACACCCACCAGAAAGGTGGCGACATGTCTGGTTTTGCAGACCACAACGGTATGTCACCAGCCGCACAAGCGGAATACTGGATCAAAAAAGCCGAAGGCGGAAGATTCACCAAAGCGGATTTCGGGCGCTTCCATGCCGCAGAAGACAAAGCTCTTTTGCAAGGTAAATATCCTGGCGGCACTAAGGTAAAGCCAGGGACAAAAGCCTATGACGATTACTTCAAGGGTAAGGACACCACGTCTCACGACGATTATCATGGCGGAGGCGGAAAAGACAATGGCGGCGGAGGAGGCGGAGGCGGGGGCGGTGGCGGGGGCGGCGGACAGGTAACGCTAAGCCCCAAAAGCTTCATCCTTCAAAAAGATTACACACAACCTAAAGCACAGGATTGGTCTCGATACATTCCTAACCGTCAGGGATTCGGAAAAAACCAGCTCTTCGGTCCGGTCGCCAATGCTTCTCTTTCTCTGATGCGCGATGAGGTTGATGGTCCTGTCCGCCAGATCGGTTTGATGAACTACCAGCCCTGGTCAGCTGAGTACCATAAAAGATATCTCCCTGGAGGGTTTTTGAAGTATGCCCCGGCGCCATTGGCGCGGTGGAAGTACAGACCAATCGAGTGGGAAAACTGGGAAGACTTTAAAGATTTGCCGACCGAGGAGGTAACAGAAAAGAACGGAAAAAAGCCGGAGGCCGAAAACCCGGAGAAGTAGGTTCCGGGAATGTTCTGTGGAAACCGAAGTCAGAAAAGGATAAGAGGTTAGTGGTATTGACCCCTGCTGGCTGGGGGCGACAAAGCGTAGGAATTTATGGTGCCAATAACAACTTAATCGCCCCTTCAACAGGGTTTAGTTTTTCAAACCCGAATAGGCCGACTTACCGTTTTTCAAACCCCGGTGCGTTTTATAGCCCAGGAGTCAAACTCAAGATTGGAAACAGGTATTTCCTTGTGAACAATCCTGGTTCGCGGTCTATGTTATCAGCATTGCAAGACACGACGACAGATACAACGACGGACACAACGACAGATACGACGACAAACTTCGACGACACTCCCGCTGATTAGGGAGCGACAATTAGGAATGAAATTATGGGTGGCAGCACAAAAGTAACGACGCAAGAAACCGGCCCCTGGAAGGGGCAGCAGAACTATCTGAAATTCGGTTTCGCCAACGCGGTCAAGGCATTTCAAAAGGGCGCACCGAGATATTACGGGCGAGAGGCGACCGCAGAGGATGTTGAAGCGGGGAAAGCATCGAAAGTAGGAGACTGGGTATATAACCCGACCGTCGCCGGATTCACGCCCACGCAAACAGCAGCGCATGATGCCATCAAGGGCTACGTGATGGGGCCGGAAGCAGCGCGTCAGCAAGCCGCCGCTAATCAGCAGCTGCTGGGAACGTACAACCTGTCCCGCAACCTTGCGACCAAGGCAATGCAGCAAGGGACGTTGGCGGAAAATCAGGTTCGTCCCTACGCTAATAACATGATGCGTTACGGAAACAGAGCGACCCAGTACGACTTGTCGCAGAATCAGTACGCAGGGATGACGCCATTCCAAAACGAGCAGCTGTCGGATATGTTGGCAGGTCGCGTCAACACTGCGCAGCTCGCACCGGTTACGGCAGCGATGTCACGGGATGTGCTCGATAACCTTACCGGCACCATTCTTCCGAAGATTCGCGAGTCACAGATCGCGTACCAACCAGGTGGATCATCGAGAGCTGATCTAATCACATCGAAAGCGATCAACACTGCCACCTCTAAGCTCTCGGATCAGGCGTCACGTATGTACGCCGATGCGTACTCGCAAGCGCAGCAGCGGAGACTGCCAGCTGGCCAGATGGCGCTCGGTGCGCAGCAGTTTGCGCAGCAGCGAACCGACGCCGGCGGAAACCTGCGTTTGGCTGGCGCCCAGGCAGCACTGCAGGGGAACCAGGCAGCTCAAGGTGCTGGCCGAATGGGGCTTCAAGCGTTGCAGCAGTACCCGAGCATTATGAATGCGCCGCTGAGCTTGTATGACCGTCTCGAGAAAGTCGGTGGGTCCGAACGCGCTCTCGATCAGGCGAACATCAATGCGGACATCGCAGCGTATAACTACGATCAAACAAAAGACATGCGACACCTTGCGAATTACATGGCACTGATCCAGGGTAATTACGGGTCCAGCAGCACCATTACGCAGCCTGGGCCGAGCGGTCTTCAGACGATTGGACAGATCGCATCGATCGCTGCGCCCTTCATGACCTCAGATGCTCGCATTAAAGAGAACATCGAGTACGACGGCACTTACCGCAGCGGCATTCGCGAATACAACGTCTACAACTATAACTATGTCGGAGACGACACACCGCGACGCGGCGTGATGGCCCAAGAAGTTGAGCTCATCAATCCTGACGCGGTCGGTGAGATCGATGGCGTCAAGTTTGTGAACTACGGAGCACTGTAATGACGACTGCGTCTGGAAAAATGGGAAGTGCTGGCGTTTCCAATCCCTTTAGCGGTGGCTGGAAGAAGCCTACGCCCGGTGACTTTACGACTCATGGTGACTTCGGGGCATCGAATCGAATGGACGCGATGCGGTATCGAGGCCAAGGGGATCAAAGATTCGGCAGCGCCCCAGGAGCGTTATCGCAAGAGGGTAATTTTGACGCTTTTGGCTATCAAAAAGCACTCGACGATCACGAATTTCGGCAGCAGCTCATCAAGAACATGCAAGAGACATTCCCACTAGACGCTGGCGGCGGAGGAGCAGAGGCATCAACGGGAGCAGTCGGTCCGCCGCCTGGGACGCTAGATTTCTCTGCAACGCCTGGGCCGGATGTGCCTTCAATGGCAGCTGTCGATTACGAAGCAATCGGAACAGACCCTGCCATTCTTGATCCTGATTGGTGGAGAAAGACTTATGGTTGATCAAACATTTTTATCCCCGTTGCTCTCAGACACCAGGGAGATGCTTTTTGATGTGCGAAGAAAGCGCCGGGATATGGAGCTAAATCGTTACCGTCAAAATGACCGGTTAAGCCGTCAGGGGCTTTTGCCAGCAGCTGCTGACATTGAGATGGACGCTCAAGACGCTGCCGAAGCCGCTTCGGCGATACCGGCCGACACCACGGGCATGCGTTACAGCGAAATCCCGAACGTGTACGAGGCAGCGGATCAGCAAGCGATGCAGGGCCAACTGACCCCGCAGCAACAGGCTGAGCTTGAAACGCGCAGAGAACGTCACGGAGCTATCCTGGATACGTTAGCGTACCTGACCGGCAACACCAGCCGACGTTCAGCTTACGAGAAAGCGGTGGGCTCGACCATGACGTCTCGCAAGGAGCGCGATGCGGATCGCCAGGATTACATTGACCGCGCTATCGGCCAGCTTATCCTGAAGTATTCGCCTGAGACGTCCGCTGACCTGAAACAGATATTGATTGCGTCGGGCATTACCGACGTGGACGACATCAAGCGAGCACACGAAATCTTCGAGCAGTTTAAGCCCGAAGCTGCTCCGGTTCTCGCGAGCGACTACCTGGGCGGCGACGCCTTTGCCCAGGCGCGTCCCACGGTCGCGGAGATCATCGCTGCGAATCCTGAGATGAGTCTGGAGGAGGCGCAAACGATCGCCGGTATGGTCCCGATGCCGCAGCAAGGACCGCAGCTCGGCACCGATGCAGCTGAAGCGATGTACATCGCAGAAGCGAACTGGGACAACATGACTGATGTGCAACGCGAAACTTTCGGCGGCGATAAGGAAGCCTTTGTACAGCAGCGAGCTGCTCAGATTATGCTGGCGCAGAAGCAGAAACCGAACGCTGTCGGTCCGCAGAGTAAAGCTGCTGAGTATATTGAGCTTACTCAAGTTAAGGACATGATGGCCGCATCTAAGATAGATGTTAGTGCTGCGGAGGCAGACCGGCAAAAAGCAACACTATCCCTTCAGCTCATAAATCAGGGCATCATTCAGACGGGGCCGACTGCTCCAATCAGGATGTCGATCAAACAATGGGCTCACGATATGTTCGCTGGCAGCGCAGATGAGGACCAACAGAGGATCATGGCCGCTCTCGAGCTGGGCGCTTACGACTTCTTTGACGTCTTCTCGAAGCAAGCCGGTGCGCGTAATATTTCTATGACAAAGGGCGCAGTCTCCGATCGTGAGATGGCAATCTTTATGAGCATGGCGCCGCAGCTGATCAAAACACCTCAAGGAAACCGAATACTCCTAGAGATTATTCAAAACGCTGCGCAAAGACAAATCGATCTTTTCAATGTTTCGGAAGAGTTTAGAAAACTGCACGGGTATACCGTTGAAAGTTCAAAACTGTGGATGTCTTTTGTACGCGATCACGAATTGATGAAAAAGTGGCAGTCAAATGAGGAAGGGTTTGGCGGCATCATTCCTCGGGAAATGTGGACCCAGTTTGAGGGCTTACTGAGGGATAGCAATGTCGCTGGCATTCCTGATCCAGGTGGGTACACCGTGACAGACAATGTCATATCAGCCGAAAAAGAGGGATGGGAATTTCTCTCTGGCATGGTCGATACAGAAGGGCCAATTTTTGTTAATGGTTCGTATTGGATAGTCAGAGACGGCAAAGCAATTGAGGTCATATTAAAGCAATGAAGCCAGAAGACTTTTTAAAAGCGTACCAGGAAGCTGCTGAAGAACCGAAGGACATCCTACCTCATCCAGGAGCAGCCGATGCTGCAGCCAAAAAAAGCGGCAACATCTGGGACAAGCTCGAGGAGATGACGGCAGTCGTAACGGGTCGCGGACGCCGCGAAGAGGGTGTGCCAGAGCTGGCCGAGCGTGATTTGTGGGAAGCCGGTGGCGGCGATCCCAACGCATTGATGTACGGCATGCCCTGGCAGGACAGCAGTGTGTCGGCTACCGACGCCGGCAAGTTTACAGCTGGTCGTTACCTCACCGAGGACGATACGCAGATGAGAGCGATCCTCGAGAACGCAGTCGGTAAAGAGAATGTCCAGTTCTACTCTGATCGCTTTAATAACACTGTCGTCTCTCTCGGCGGCAAACCGTTCTATCTGAACAAGCCTGGATTCTCGATGGCGGACCTGCAGCGACTCGGTGGACAGCTCGCAACCTACGCGCCGGCTTCACGATTGGGGTTACTTGGTACGGCAATCGGGCGAGCTATTAAGACAGGATTAGGGATGGGGCTGACCTCTGCAGCTCGAGAGAGTGCCTCCTGGGGTCTTGGCGGCGGACCTGAAAGCGGACCCATACCGGACGGGAATCGTGTTCTGTTGACCGCTGCACTCGGTGCTTTAAGTGTTCCAGCTGGCGACCTGGCAGGTAAGGGTGCCAGGAAAGCCTGGGGTGCTCTCCAGAAGTGGTTTAACAAAGGCGACCTGACTGACGACGCGATCCGCGCCTTACGTGAGGCTGGCGTCTATAGCCAAGACCTGACCCCGCAGCTGCGCGGCCTTTACCGAAACCTGGAAGCCAAGTACGGGCAAGCGGTCGCAGTCTCTAAGACCGCTGATGCGCTTACGCCGGAAGGTTTGAGAACCCCACTAACCAAAGGCGACATCACCGGCGATGCCGCAGCTCAGCAAGCTGAGTACGCACTAGAGACACCGATGAGGGGTGAGACCGCTCAGATGATTGCGCAGGGCGTAAGGGCTAGTCAGAGCGAAGCAGTACAGGGCGCACCGGATGTCTTGCACAGCGCAGTCGGTACAGGTGTTGCGCAAGCTCGCGGCACACCAGGCGAGATCATCCAGCAGCGATTGCAGTCGATGGCGGCGACCGATCAGGCCGCGTACCGTTATGCCTACGACGTTGCGGAGACGACTTCTACGGCATTACCGGCGAACGGTCGTCAGGCGCTATTCGATGACGTTGTGGACGTTAGCCGAACCGGAATGCATGAGCGCGTCGCGGAGTTTCAGCGAGCTCGGGATAGCCTTTCAAAAATCCTCGAGAAAGAAAATCCGACGATCACAGAGCTTAACTACTGGCGTCGTGATTGGGGCCAGGTAGCGCATAAGGCCGAGGGTGAAGCGAGCTTACACCTTAACAAGATGATCAAGAACTTCGATGAGCATATCGATGGCATCATCGAGCAGGGATTGCTTATTGGCGATGCTCAAGGTGCGCAGTGGTGGAAGACCGCAGTTAAGCTGCGTCGAGACTTCGGGAAGAACTGGCAAGCGAAGAACAAAAGCGATCCAAACCATATTGCTTCTAGGCTCGTGACCGAGGACGGTCGAATGGTTGTCCTTCCAGAGGAGGCTGCAAGCTTTATCCTGGGCGGCGCCAATACAGAGTTCTTTACGAAGCCGGCATTGCATCGCGGTCTCAGCGTAGTTCGCGATCGCCTGGGTGCCGATAATCCAGAGTGGCTGGGAATAGTAGATGAAGGCACGCTGCGTATGTTGAGCGCATCCAGAAACAAAGCTGGTGAGTTTGTCCCGTCCACGTTTATGAAAAACTGGATGACGCTTAAAGAGCGGAACACGGGTCTTCTTAATCTGATGTATACGCTCGATGAGCAGAAAATGATCAGCCGCTGGATTTTCAATGCGGCGAAAGCTGGAAAGGTGAAACCGACCGGACGCAATACCTCCAACACTGCAGCTTTCTTTAAAGGGCTACCCCTGGTGAGTTACTTGCGTAATATCGGTGCTCCGAGGCAAGCAGCGTCATCGTTCAGTGGCAGACTGCCCACCAGCATTGTGCCGCAGGTAAGCATAGCAGCTGCACTGGCTGCGCCCCAGGCTGCAGTACCGTTAGATCAGCGGTATCCGAATTTGGGTGCTGCCGCTCCCGCAGCTGTCGGCGCAGGTTTCGGGGTGTTAAAGAACAGTGCCACTGGTTTGCTCGGTGGGGGCGGACCGACTCAATAAGCAAATTCGTCCTTTGCGAAACGAAAATATCGCAATCAGGGCGAAACGCAATCTAATGCAGCGTTGCAACGCTATTGCTGCATAACGCAACCGGACATTAAACCGGCCATGACCAGTATCGCCAAACTTAAAAAGCGGTGGCTGAAAGACCCAAAGGTCAGCGAAGCCTTTAAAAAGATGCGCCAAGAATTCTTGAAACACAAGCGCCGGATCGTTTCACAAAGTCATAATAATGCAACGAAACTATGATACCTCAACCGGCCATTTAACCGGCCATTTAACCGGCCATTTTGTATGAAAGCACTCACCCTTGCACTCGCGCTGATCGCTTCTCCCGCGTTGGCGCAAGAACCACCCCCGGTCGGCTTGAAGCCCATGGTGCGACCGTTCCAACTTTTCTGCGCGGATTCGGTTGAATTTCTGAACACTCTGCTCCGCGAAGAATTTCAAGAGGTCGGCGTTGTGATGTCCCGACTTTCGCCAACCACGACCTTTGTTCTCTACGTCAATGAAGATTTGACCACGTCGAGTCTCGTGATCGCGAAGACAAGCAAAGACCGCGAGCAAGCCTGTCTGGTGTGGTCAGGCAAGTCAGACGGCCTCAGTTATTCCACTAACCCCGCCCCTGATTGGCCCGAGCCACAAGAAGGAACGGAAATGTGACGACGATTAAAACTGATGCCGACTACCGCGCGGCATTAAAAGAAATTGAAAGCCTTATGATGGCTGGGCCAGACTCCCCGGAAGGCGAAAAACTGGATGTCATGGTCACGCTTGTTGAGGCTTACGAAAAAGGAAAAGAAATGTGATGGAAGGAACTTTGATCGATATGCTGTTTGGGGTCGTGGTGATCCTGGGGGGCTGGGTGCTGAAACGCATATTTTTTTTGCTCGATCGACTGCAGCAAGAGGACAAGATTATCCACGGTCGCCTGACCGAGCTCGCGACTGATGCCGTGTCGCGCCAGGAGCTGCAAGGGGCGATAGACCGCGTGCTTCAGCGCATAGACAAAATGGAAGAAAGGTTAATGTCTAAATGAAAGTATTTGATTATGCCCATGCCAGGGGCAAATACTGGCAACACCTCATACGGGCCAGCTTCATTGCTGGCCTTTTCATTTGTAGCGGGTTGATCGGACTGACACACGCTATCCTACCTTTCTGGATGCCAGAATTTCTGACGCTCGCTAACAAGCGGATCGCGAAAGAACTTGAATGTGATTGATCCCTTCAAAGGGCTCGATCAGTACGTCGAGCACCTGATTAAGACAAGACGTCGCAGCCTGGTTCTCCTTACCATGACCCTCCTCCTGGTCGTGGTTGCTCTCCCAGGCTGCGCGTCGCTAAAAGAAGCTGGCTGGGTGACCGGAACTGCGCTGGTGACTGGTGGAGCGGCCAGCCTGGTCGCTGGACCACTGCCAGCAGTAGCGGCCGCAAGCGCGGCCGGCGGACTTACTGCTGCAGTGATCCCTGACGCTTCGATGCCGAGTGCGCCGGAACAGGCGACAAGCGGTTGGGGAGCACTGGCAGTGCTGTTTGCGTCATCCGCGAAGTGGATAGGGCTATGCGCTCTTGCGTTCATCGTGCTCGGTTGGCTGATGCCCAGCCCGTTCAAGCTGAACCGACGTGAAAAAGCTCGTTGAGGTTATCTGGATAGATGCTTTCATTGAGGGCGAGTGGAAAGAATTCGAGAAAACAAAAAAAGAAGACTGCCTGGTTAGTACCTACGGGTTACTGGTTGAGAAGTCTCGGGAGTGGGTCGTCCTGGCGATGACCTTTGTTCCTGGTAAATCCCCGTATTGGGGATCATTGTGGCACATCCCTCGCGGCATGGTTGTGCAGATTAATGAGTTGGCCGAAGTGCCGGACAAGCCGCGCAAACGTGAGGTGTTAGATGAACACCGAGAACCACCCAAAAACAATCTTTGAAACCCCTGGACTTTGTTGCGAGATAGATATGAAGCTACCTGCGAACCCGATAACTCCTGGCGCCAATTTTCATTCTGAGCTGCTCGAGGCGAGGAATAAGGCGCAGGTGATCGACATATTATGTCGCAGGGGTTCACAGCAGGGCTGGTTCTCAGACATGCCGGACGGGCTTTACGACAAGCTCCAGGGAATGCGCTCATCCTCCCCGCCAAAACAATAGGCGCTGCCGGCGAGCAGCTCTTCTACTCCCGCGCTCTGCGGCGCGGCTTCAACGTCTCGGTACCGATAGGCGACAATTCGCGTTACGATTGTCTGATTGACACGAGCACCAAAATCCACCGAATACAGATCAAGACATCAAGCAAGCCAGAGGGGCATTCAGGGCGTTACGGTTTTTCGTTGAGGCATGGTTCAGCGGGACACACCTACGACGGAGAGGACTTCGACTTTTTCGCGCTGGTCTGTCTCGATGTCGATGTACTATATATAGTACCTATAGCGGAGCTCGAGGGACGGACCACAGCGAAGGTGCGAAGGGGTGTCGAAACCCGTTTGGAACAGTATCGTGAAGCCTGGTCTCAGCTCTGATTTGGTATACATTTTGGTATACTTTTAGAACTGGAGAAGGTAAGTGACTGATTTTAAAGAAGAAAATATGCCTATTGGTACCGAGGAGAGGAACCCGACGCACTTTTTCCCCTCGTTTCAGAATCACTAAAACACTGTATATATAGTGTTTCCCTCCCAGTTAGTCCCAGTTAGTCCCAGCTCTTCCCAGTGATTTGGTATACATTTGGTGTACTTTTTTTTGCCTATAGCCTTGTACAAAGTACACTGTTTTGATATTCTTAAGTCTGCGGGGGGGATCGATGGACAAGAAACCCTGACACCGAGTGGGAAGCCAGCTCTCACAAAACGCCGAAAGGCAACAGACAGCTGAAGTTGATAGCGACAAGCCAAAACGGTTTGTCAGTGTCAACACAGCAACACAGGAGAACGAGATGAAACTTTTTCAGAACCAAGTGATCTTCAAAAACTTCCGAGCGATCAACCGAGCCGGATCAGAAGCCGAGGATAAGTTCCCGGCGCTGCGGGTGCATCGCGACCTGATGACCTACGGCTCAAAAAGCTGGGAACCGGAGTTCTTCGCTCATTACGATCACGTCGCCGACATCGACGCCGACGATCCCGAGGATGCGTACCTGGTACACAACCGCTACGGGGTATTCGGTGACGAAGAGGACGAAGACCGAATCCACAAGATTGCGGAGAACGTCAGCTCACTGAGCATCGGCGACCTGGTCGAACAGGATGGCAAGTACTTCATTTGCGACCTGGTCGGCTTCTCGGAAATCGAGATTGCTTAACACACTAGTCGAAACACGGGGCGGCAACGTCCCGTGTCTGCGTCATGTAGGCGCACTGATGAGACTTCAAGGAGAACTAACATGAATGCGATAGGCGATTATGAATTCAGCGATTTTGCGATCGAAGTTTTGGCGCTGTCCGTTGATCAACCGGCTGAAGACAATATCGAGAGAGCGTCGGACGTACTCTACTTATTGGCAAAGGCGTTAGAGAGCGCAGCTGTGAGCCCTGAGTATGAGCATGAGCCACATCCTCTTGCGAAGGAATTTCGTGACGTGTCGGAAGCCCTTAACGAGCTTAGGGATCACGTTTTTCGTTTGGAGATTTGACATGAATATCATTTTGCAAGCACTGCTCCTGGGCTTCGGCCTGGGTGCTATAGTCATTGTTGCTTACCTTATCGACGAAGCTCGATACCAGTTAGCGATTCGAAAGCTCGATGACAACTTCTAACCAGCAGCTCATTGCACTGATGAGCAAACATCGACTCACCAGCTCGGAGGTTGCGGAGCTGACGCATGTGTCGATCGATACGGTGCGAGCCTGGAGGTGTTCCCCGAACACTTCCAGGCATCGCGTGATGCCGAAAGGCTTACTGGAGCTTCTGGAAATCAAACTCGATAAAGGAGAGTTAAGATGACAGTCAACATATTAGAAGAGAAGGACGTCGCCAAAGCGACTCGATCCGTCAGTGACGGTGGTCAGTGGAAAGGGCTGATGCTTCTTGTGAAGGACGGTCGCAAGTATTGGCAAGGGCGTTACCACTACAACGGCAAGCGCGACACGATGCGCCTCGGCGTTTACGGTGAAGAACGCGGCCTGGAGTGGGCGCGTGGTCAGTACACCGAGCGTGTTCTGAATCCGCTTTCGAAAGGCAGGAACCCGAAAGCCAAAGAGCTTTCGTTCAAAGCGGCTGCAAACGTCAGCGGTGTGCGTACTTTCGAGTCGTATGCCGAAGACTGGTACGCGCTGCGCTCAACCGAGTGGACCAGCGAGAAGTACAAGAGGGCAGTACGCGGTCGCCTCGAGAACCATCTGTATCCGGCTTTTCGTTCGTTGCCCGTGGATCAGATTTCGACTCCGATGATTAAGGAGCTGCTGAAAAAGTTTCACGGCAAGGACAAGAAGTCGGCCAAGCTCGAGACTCGCGACAAGTGCAAAGAGCACCTGGTCGGCATCTTCGCGTTGGCGATGGACGATACCGACGTGAATGATCAGCCGGTGCTCGTGAAGAACCCAGCGTCGTTTGATCTTAAGAATACCCAGCTGCAGAAAAAGAAGGGTACGCTTAAGGTCTCGCACCGTCGCATGCTTGCCCCCGATGACGAGGGCTTTCTCGCGACCTGGTCTGCGCTGCCTGGGTTCTGGGCTGAGATCGACAGCTACCGGGGCAATAGCGGTAACAGTCTCGCAAGCTCGTCAGGTCAGTCCGGTCATAACGCTCTGACCAAGCTGGGCCTGAAGCTCTTAATCCTGACGATGGTGCGTCCGGTGGAGCTGCGTGAGGCCAAGTGGAGTGAGTTCGACTTCGACAAGAAGCTCTGGGTGATCCCAGCGCGTCGGATGAAGATGGACACACCGCACCTGGTGCCGTTGTCACGTCAGGTAATCCAGCTGCTCAACGAGCTCCGTCAAATCTCGGGTGAGTGCAAGCACCTGTTTCCCAGGCTGATCAAAAAGGGCGGCGCCCTGGACGACTCTGGGTGCCAGGGTGAATCGACACTGCAGAAGGCGATCTACGCGATGGGTTACGAAGCGAACCCGCACGGGTTTCGCCGGATGGCGTCGAGCTTCTTACACTCCCAGGAGATTGGCGAAGAGGGCGAAGAGCGAGCGATGTTCGACTCGCTCTGGGTGGAGTTCCAGCTTGCCCACGTCGATCCCAACAAGGTCCGAAAGAGCTACAACGAGGCGGATTACCTCAAGGCGCGTCGGAGGATGCTTCAGTACTACGCGGACGCAGTTGTCCCGAGCCCAGCATTGAAGCTCGTTTCGAGGTCTGCTTAATCCACTCCTGGATGTCGTCCGACTTCCACCGAGATGTTTTCGGTAGGAGTCGGACGGGTTCAGGGAATGTCCCTTCCTTAATCAGGCGATAAATCGCCGATTTCCCTATGCCGGTGATGTGTTCCACATCGGCAATCCTCAAATATCGAATTTCAATCATATGGGTGGTATTGGGTCGTCGAATGGGTCGGCTGGGTCTACGGATTTCAGCGTCGCTGTCTCAAACTTCCCGAACGCGGCCAGCATCTCGCTCTCTGACGTCAGCAGACGCTCGTCCAGCAGCGCCAAGTCCTTGCTGCGGAACACGGGCGGATCAGCTGACCAGTCGTTACGGCTGGCGTTAGCGAATGCCTTGTGGGTGTTCCTGGTGACGTACACGGCACGGTTCTCTTCAGGGTCGAACTTCACGACCTCGGCGAAGGGGATCAGGGCCGGGATGAATATGTGATCCCCGCAGCCTTCCTTCTGGCGTTTGACGGTGATCAGCTTGGAATGGAGCTCACACTTCCAGGCGCCGCGTCTAGGGGGCTTACCAGGGGCGCCGGCATTCTGGTCCTCTACGGGCGTTGAGTGAGCGCAGGTGCGGCAATTGACCTGGGCAACCTTCTCCCCGTGGCAGGTCTCAGAGAAGTTGCACCAGCGGCAGAGGTAGTAATCGGGCTTCTTTGATATGCGTGGCAGCGGCTCGGTTGCCTCGAATACGCGGCGAGCCTTGGCTATCAGCGCCTCAAATGCCCCAGAATCGAAGTCAGTGCGGCAGCTGGTGATGTCCCTACCCCCAGGGGTCGTAACGGTCAGATAGTGGCGTTTAAGGCCCGTGAGACCCATATAGAGCTGCGCCTGACCGTAGTAGGTGCCATTCCAGAGCTCGAGACTCTCCTTCTCCCCGCGCTCCCGCTTGAGCTTGTCGAGCTTCCTGAAGCTCTTGTCCTGGACGCACTTGTGCTCCCAGACGTGCATGGTCTTGGGCGCTGCTGCGACTCCCTCAATAACCCCGTCCAGGTGTCCCTGTACGTGTCCGGCGAAGTCCTCGACTTCGAACTGTGAGCCGTCGTCGTATGCGGTTTGCAGCTTAACCCCAGGCACCATCCGAATCCTCTTCGCCATCTGATCCTCAGAGAGGTGACCATCCTCAAAGCGGCGAAGGGTCGCCGCATCAAAGATCGCCGGCAGTACCCAGCGCCAGCTGTACCAGGTTTGCCGTTCGCAGTCCTGGCCGAGGTTGTTACATTGCAGGTAGGTTCTGACGCTCGGCGGATTAGCCGCGACGATCGCCTGGTCGAGTGCCTTAAGCGTTAGATCGGGCGGCGGAATGTTTAATTCCATGCTTGCTCCTTTTCCACCAGGTGTCGTCCTCGCCCTTGATGGTTTTGGTATTGAAGAATTTTCCGTACTCAGGGTGCTCGAACATGAATAGCCTGGAGTAATAGGCGATGTGTTCGTTAGGTATCTTGTATTCGCTGCCCACTGTTTTGAGGGCAACTTCCCACCTGATGCGATTCACGATCAGCCAGGGTGAGCTCTTCCTCACGCCCTTGCTGATCATCTCGAGGGCGTAGCGTTTGAAGAGGGCGTAGACGCCAGGGTTATCGTGATGAAAGTCCCACCAAAGCTCACGCTGATCCCGCCGCCCACCAAGGTGACCAGACCTTTCCATGTGGATTTCGGGCGACGGGATCATTTTTGATCAGTCAGCAACAGCCATGCAGTGGCTGCAACTGCGTTTGGTGCTCGAGCCGCACGAGTCCAATGAAATCAGAATGAGCATTGGAAAGTGCATCCATGAACAAGGCTCGCTGATACAGCCGGTGCAGACCAAATGCTGGTTTGCGTTGACCCCACTCTTCTGATTGCCATGCGATACGGAACTTCTCCCAGCCTGGCTCGTACTGAAACTCGATTGAAACGCCAGACGGTAATTCGTATATTTGTTTCATGTTGTCTCCTGGTGAAACCCCGCTGCCATATCCAAGGATGAGTAGTTATGGCAGCGGGGTTATTTCTATTCGCTTACTCAGCTGGCGTCTGTTCTTGCGTTTGAGTGCTCGAGCCGCCGGTCGCGTCAGCGTCGCTGGTTGCACCACCGCTGGTGCTGCCAACCTCAACGCAGCCAACCAGAAACACCTGCGCCAGAATGATGGCGACCGCGCCCGTCATGTAGGTCCAGGTCCAGAATTTTTTGCCTAGTTCAGTCATCTGTCTTTGCCTCGTGTGTGAGATGGAATCCGCTGCGGACGGTGTGATCACCGACCGTTGCGGAAATGTGGCTCGCGCAGCCGGTCATCAGGAAAGACGCGGCCAGCACGATCCAGAAAATCAAAATAAATTCCCAAGTCAAAATCTTGTTCATCACTTTTCTCCTGTTATCTCGGAATCGTTGCTTTAACTTCATCGTCTTCGATTGCAAAAGCCTTGATAGAGAGACCATTCAGCTCGTTCGCTAGGTCGTTCAGCGTCTGGAGCGACAAGTGAAAGCACATCGCGTAGTCGGACCAGAGGTCAGGGCTCGGCACCATCTCGCTGCTCTCAATCGCGTTATCGAGCAAACTCGCGAGCTCGGCTCGGATGTCCTTGAAGACCTGGTCCGCCTCGCGCCCGAGCTCACGTTTCGGTTCCTTCCGTGTCATGTGTCCACCATTCGATGATTGCGGCCGGGACGCAGAGTGCTACGCCCCAGCCAATGAAAAGAATCAGCAACCAGATGAGCTCGTCGATCAGTCCCACGGGTTCTTTCTCTTGGCACCATTAGCACCGTTGCTTGCCGGCGGAGCTGAGCGGGGCAGGGCGCGGTAGCCTTTGACACGGTTATAGCTACCGTCGATCTCAAGCCTGATCTCGCATTTGCGGCCAATCAGCTCAGATGACGGGCCGACAGACACGAGACCACAGGCTTCTGCGAGACGCGCCAGCTCCTTGTAGGCGATCTCCTTGACGTTGTCCTTGGGGTGTCCGGTGTTGTACCAGGCATTGACGCGGCGACCGTTATCGTCGATCGAAAAGGCCAGCTTCAGCTGTTGGTTTCCCGCCTGGGATACCTCATCTGATTCGGTTTCGACCGTTGCCCCGTACCATCCTTCTGGCAGTGGGTCGAAGGAATCAGTGGTGTTGAAGTCATCGACTTTTAGGTTAAGTTCCATAAGTGCTCCTATGCCGCTTTGGCTTTTTTGGTTGTGCCTTCGATCTTGGATTTGATCGAGGCAAGGTTGGGTGTTTCGAAAAGGTCCAGGCGACCGGATCGATCCTTTGCTTCGTACTGTTCGTCCCGGTTGCACTGCATCCAGTGCTGCAGTTCGTCGTCGTGTTTGAATACCCGCATCGCTGAGACGATGTCGAAGTAATGCGGGAGTGCGGCCGAGAGCTTCTGCCCCGGCATGCCGGGTTCGTAAAGCATCTGTCCTCGCGAGTCGTCCTTGGACCTGGCTTGCTTGCAAGTCATCACGACGTGGCAGGGCAGATCGCGGAATGATTTGACGAGGGCAGTGACGACGATGCCGAGCTCTCCGTAGGCTTGCATCTTCATCTTGGTTTTCTCCATCTCTTCGGCGAGCACGATCTCGGCGATCTCGCTGATACTGTCGATGCATACCCAGGGCGGCGGACCCTCTGTCTCGAGGTACTTGAGGACTTCCTCAAACTCAGCCCGAGAATGAATCTCTGCGACGGTGATGTTTTTGGGTGCGTCCTTGATGGACAGCAGCCCACCTTCAGCTGAGATGATTAGGGTCGGTTCGCCGGTGGTCGCACACGTCCGTGTCTTTCCCGAGCCGGCTGGCCCGTAGAGGATGACCTTGAGACCGGTCTTCTTGACCGCGTCGGCGACGTTGATGAATTCGAATGCCATAGTGTTCTCCTAGTCCGTATACACAGTAGTGGAATGAGAATACAACACGGTGTAATCTCAAGTCAAGAGAACTGTAACGCCGCGACAGACTCACAACGTGAGCCTGGGGTAGGTTTATCGGAAGTTGGAGATGCGGGAGACCACGACACCGGACACGGTGGCATCTCCCTGGACTTCAATAATCTGAGTAGGCCAGCGGGGATTGACGGCTTTTAAGTAAACGCGACTACCCTCAACAACCAACCGCTTAAAGGTGCATTCGTTGTTATTGTGAACCCGCACAATGACGTTATCACCGTGCCTGGCGTCTACTTTGGGATCAACGATAATGATGTCGCCATCACGGAAGTCGGGTTCCATCGACTCACCAGACACCGTCAGTGCGTAACTCAGTTTTGAGCAGCCATTAGGGCAGGGAACCCATGTTTCTGCGTCCCCTAACTCGTAAGGGTCTTCAGCAGCGGCCCATTCACCGGCCTGGACCCATGAGATCAGCGGCACCTCGATCACCTGATTCGGCTTACGGATATTCATATTGCCAGTGCCGGTCGCGAGCCAGTTAGGATCGACTCCGAGGCAACCGGCCATTTCCAGGACATGGGTACTGCGCCCAAGGTCTCGGGTTTCAAGGTTCGATATTGCTGCGGTTGTAATTCCTGCACAGTCAGCCAGCTCCCCCTGAGTCAGGGAGGCCGCTGTTCGTGCTGTGCGTATTCGTTGCCCTAGTCCCATACCTCATATTTTACATCCACATATGTGTTTTTTGGTTACACTGTGATTGACACCAAATAAACTAGAACTTAAAGTTAGTGTATGAAACATCTAAAACGCGCAATCGCGATTTCCGGCTCGCAGACGGCACTCGCAAAAAATATCGGCGTCAGTCAGCAACGGCTCAACAACTGGCTGCACCGTGACAAACAGATACCTGCGGAGTTGGTGCTCCCGATTGAGCGAGCGACTGGGGTCTCGCGGCATGACCTCCGACCCGACCTCTACCCCTTCGAGGCCACCCATGACTCAACAGATGGCTGAATGCCCCAGGTTGGGACACCGCAGCGATGAGTGTGCGTTCAAGACGATGCACTGGCCCGAGAAGAACATCACGCCTCCCGAGGGCGTTAATACTCGGGCATATCTCCTCCTCCAACATTAAGCCCCCCTCGGGGGGCATTTTTTTATGCCATGAACCTGCCGCTACAGAAGCTGTTACCAAAACTGGAGATGGTGACCGGGGGCAGGGGGAAATTCAAAGCACGATGCCCAGCCCATGACGATCGCGGTCCGTCGCTATCGATCACTGAGACAGACCACGGGCAGCTGCTGATCCACTGCTTCGCCGGCTGCGGAGCAGCCGACATCGTCGAAGCTGTGGGTCTGACGATGAGTGATCTCTTCCCGAAGGATGACTACATCAACACCGTGCGTCGCGGTGACCGCAAGGTCGAGAACTACAGATTACTGATTGAACGCGGCCGGCATGCCGCGATCCTGGTAAGCGTTGTCGCGGCGAAGCTGCGCAACGAAGGAGAGCTGGCGCTGACCGATGACGAGAAGGTCATCTTCGAGGGCGCTTGTGAGGACTTAAGGAGATTGATTGATGCCTGAATACGAGCGTCAGCTTAACGAACTCGACGACTACTACGCCTCGTTGCTCAAGCGGGAAGTGTTACCGGCTGAGCTGATACACGACTACTCGAAGTGGGGTATCGAGCGTTATGAGGGCTGGGCGCCAGAGATCGAGTGGATCATCAAGGACGTGCTGCCCGTGACGCCAGGACTGATCGCCAGTATGGGCGGAGTCGGGAAAAGCTTTCTCATGCTCGACGCAGCGGTCCGTATCGCGGCCGGCCCCGGTGCCTTCGGTCAGTGGGCGATGGGCGGCAAGGTGATGCAGCAGGGCAAGGTCTTGATGGTGACCGCTGAAGACAG